GCCGCAGCCGCTGGCGCTTACGCCATCAAAATCGGCGTGGATGGGGTCAAAGCCGCCATCGAAGATGAGAAGGCACAAACACAGCTTGCCCTGGCGCTAAAGAACGCCACAGGGGCTACAGAGGGCGCAATTGCCGCCACTGAAGAATTTATCTTGCAGCAATCTTTGGCCAGTGGTGTGGCAGATGATGAGCTACGCCCAGCGTTGCAGCGCCTTGCGCTATCGACAGGCGATGTCAAAAAAGCCCAGGATTTGCTCAAGATCGCAATGGATGTATCCACAGCTACAGGCAAGCCACTTGAAGCGGTAGCCAATAGCCTGGGCAAAGCCTATGACGGCAACACCACAGCACTGGGCAGATTAGGGATCGGCTTATCAGCTGCCGAACTTAAAACCATGTCATTCACCCAGGTGCAGGACAGGCTGACAAATTTATTTGGCGGCGCAGCTGCGGCAAATGCTGAAACCTATTCAGGTCGAATTGCTCGTATGCAAATTGCTTTCGATGAAGCCAAAGAGACTATCGGCTTTGCGCTTTTGCCTATCCTGGAAAAGCTGATGAAATTTATCAATCAGGTTGCTACGCCAGTTTTAGAAACACTGAACAAAGGCTTTGACGATAAGAGCGGCCTGGGCTGGTACATCACCTATGTCTCAAAGGTAATCTCAAGCATTTTCATTCCAGTGTGGAATGGCCTAGTGAGCGCCTTCAATAGCATCAAGAATTCAATCGGTGACAATTTATCGGCCTTCAAGGAATTCGGCGGTTACATCGCCCAGTACCTTGCGCCAGTCATCGGCACAGTATTAGGCGGGGCTTTGCAGGTCGTTGGCAAGGTTGCCGGTGGTGTCATCGATGTCATCGCTGGAGTTATCAAAGCCATCAACTTCCTTATCGGCGGGGCAATAGATGGAATCAATGCGCTTATTCGCGCCTATAACGCAGTGCCACTTTTGCCTAACATTCCTACAATTAACAAGCCAACACTCAACACCCCATCGATCTCCAGCGCATCAGTATCAGCGCCTTCTATCCCATCCGCTCCATCAATGGCGATGCCATCAGTATCGGGCGCAGCTAGTGGCGCGGCTTCAGCTGCAAGAGCAGGGGCATCAGTTGCGGCATCAAGCCAGGCTCTTGTGCCAACAGTGACTATCGGTGGCGCACCTGCGGGATACCGCCCTGAAACCTTCACACCTACTGCAACCCTGGGTGGCGCACCTGCAAGCTATGTGACCAACAATGTGAACATCGGTGTGGCTGGTGATCCTGAAGGCGTAGCGCGTGCGGTAGTCGATGTCATCAACACTTCTTATTATCGCGGTGGTCTAGGGGCGCAGGCGTACAAGCTATGACCCAATGGACACCCGAATGGCAATTACAAATCAACGGCGTGGATTACACAAATGTCACGCTGTCCACTTTGACAGTGGTTTCAGGCCGCACCGATATTTATAGCCAGCCCCGCGCTGGATATGCCAGCATCGAAATTATTAACCTAGATTTGACCCCCATCACCATCGATGTCAATGATGGGCTATCAATTCAGGTCAAAGATTCCACAGGCACATATGTCAATATTTTTGGCGGCAGTGTTACTGATTCACAGGTTGAAGTCATTTCAACTGGTACAGGCGGCATCAATGAATCAATCCGAATTACAGCTTTAGGATCACTGGCCAAATTAACCAAAACGCTGACCGAGGGCGTGCTATCGAAAGACTTTGATGGCAATCAGATTTACACGATTTTAAGCGCCGCCCTATTTAGCACCTGGGCAGAAGTGCCAGCGGCTCTGACCTGGGCAACCTATGATCCTGCAACTACCTGGGCAAACGCAGAAAATTCAGGCCTTGGCGAAATCGACCGCCCTGGCAATTATGAGCTGGCAGCGCGTTCAAGCTCAACCACTGATATGTATTCGCTCGTGGCAGCTTTGGCCACTTCAGGCCTGGGCTACTTATTTGAGGATGCACAAGGCCGCATCGGCTATGCAGACTCAACCCACCGCAGCACTTACCTGGCCGACAATGGTTACACGATGCTAAGTGGCAACCATGCCCTATCGCGTGGGATTCGCACTATTCGCCGCCTAGGGGATTTACGCAATAGCGTGACTATTACCTATAAAAATGGCCAGCAAGAGTCTGCCCTAGACCAAGCCTCAATCGACCAATATGGATCGCAGGCCGAAAACATCAGCACATCACTGGAAAATGATTACGATGCAGAAGCCCAGGCAGAATTTTATTTAGGAATCCGCGCCTACCCACAAGATGTATTTGAGTCGATTACCTTCACCTTAGGCAATTCTGAACTCGATGACAGCGACCGCGATTCACTTCTCAATGTGTTTATGGGCATGGCTGTGGACATCACCGATTTGCCAGCCAATATGGTCGATGGAAGATTTGAGGGATTTGTCGAGGGCTGGACTTTCAGGGCTGGATATAACCGCCTAGACATCACCTTAAATGTGTCACCTACAGCCTTCAGCTTGCAATCAATGCAGTGGGATGATGTAAGTGTCGCAGAGACATGGAACACATTAAATAATACACTTGAGTGGAATCAAGCCATTATCGTGGCATAAGGAGCATATATGGCAACGACAACGACAAATTTTGGGTGGACAGTTCCTTCGGACACCGACCTAGTTAAAGATGGCGCGGCCGCAATTCGCACAGCTTTGGGCGGCGTTGATACATCGATGGTTGATCTCAAAGGCGGCACTACTGGCCAGGTGCTATCAAAAGCATCAAATACAGATATGGACTTTACCTGGACTGAACAGGATGACACCACACTTGCATTTAATGCACAGACTGGCACTACCTACACACTAGCGGCCGCTGATTTAGGCAAGCTAGTCACCACATCAAATGCATCAGCTGTGACAGTTACAGTGCCACCATCAGTATTTGCAGCGGGTAATCAAATCCATGTGCAATCAATCGGCGTTGGCTTGACATCATTTGCGGCCGGGGCTGGTGTGACTATCACATCGACAGGTGCAACCGCAGCTGCGCCAGTGCTTCGCGCAAGATATTCAGCCTGCACAATTATCTGCACAGCTAGCAATACCTTCACCATCCTGGGCGATCTATCGTAATGAGCCCAATTATCGGCATTATGGCATCGCAGAATTATTCTCGTGGATTTAACGTTGATTATCTTGTAATCGCTGGCGGTGGCGGTAGCAGTGCTACTGATCGTTCAGGCGGTGGTGGCGCTGGTGGACTTCGTTCAACAGTTACCGCAACTGGCGGTGGTGGCTCACTTGAATCTGCATTATTTGTTAATAAAAACATTTCATACACAGTAACAATTGGTGCTGGTGGATCAATAGATGCCAATGGTGTTAATTCAGTTTTTTCAACAATTACATCAACTGGCGGTGGCAGAGGTGCTAGGGGCGGTGCAGGCGGTGGCATTAATGCAAATACTGGTGGTTCGGGCGGCGGCGGTAGTTTAGCAACTAGCCCAGCAGCGGGAACTGCAAATCAAGGTTTTGCGGGTGGTAATGGTTCTACAGATAACGCAACTTACGGATCAGCAGGCGGCGGCGGTGGTGCTGGTGGTGCTGGTGGTGCTGGCACAGGCCCAGCTACTGGTGGAAAAGGTGGTAACGGCGGTGTTGGAGTTGCAGTTGCAATTTCAGGTTCATCAGTAAATTACGCAGGCGGCGGCGCTGGTTTTTCTGATGCTACAGGTGGAAATGGCACAGCCAGCAGCGGTGGTGGCGCTCCAGGAGTTGCTGGTACTGCAAACACTGGCGGCGGCGCTGGTGGTGGCACAAACACTTCAGTTGCAGCAGCAGGCGGTTCAGGTATTGTCATTCTTCGTTGGCCTACATCCCAAGCAACAATAACAATAGGCGCGGGTTTAACAGGCTCAACTTCAACAAGTGGCGGCAACACCATTGCAACAATAACCGCTGGCACAGGAAATGTGAGCTGGGCATAATGGCACATTACGCATTTTTAGATGAATCCAATATCGTCACAGAAGTTATTGTCGGTATTGATGAGACGCAATTAATCGAAGGCAAAGACCCTGAAATTTGGTATGGCGAATTCAGAGGACAGAAATGTATTCGTACTTCCTACAATGGCAAGATTCGCTACAACTATGCAGGCATTGGCTTTACTTATGATCCAATAGATGATGCTTTTATTGCTCCACAGCCTTACCCATCTTGGACATTAGATCAAAATAAACAATGGCAATCTCCAATTCCATATCCAGGCAATCCTCAAAATCCAACTAATACTGAAAGATTTATTTGGGATGAAGAAAATCAAGAATGGATTGCAAATGGCTGAATACCCAGTTGGCACAGCACCCCAGGCAATTGCAATTGCTTTGGGTGAGGTTGGCTATGTCGAAGTGCCTGACAATCTGACCAAGTATGGAGAATTTACAAAGGCCAACGGCTTACCCTGGTGCGGTTCATTTTGCAACTGGGTACTTGCACAGGCTGGAGTCAAAGCACCATCGGTAGTTAGCACAGCTACAGGCGCACACAAGTTTAAGGATTTAGGCCGCTGGCATGAAGTGCCACAGCTAGGCGATTATGCGTTTATGGACTTCCCGCATGATGGGGTCGATCGCATTAGCCATGTAGGCATCGTGGCAGCAATCGATGGCAAAGTGATTACCTGCATCGAGGGCAATACATCAGGAACTGGCAATCAACGCAATGGCGGTATGGTGATGATTAAGCAGCGCACCATCGGCAAGGAAATCGTGGGATTTGGTCGGCCTAAGTATGTGCCATTCAAGGGTGAATATCCTGCGGTGGTAGTACCTGAAGCTGCACCAAAGAAGAAGCTACTCAAGAAGGGTGCAAAGAAATGACAAACATCAAAGCAATGGCCGCATCATGGGCGCGCTCATTCCTAGCGGCATCAGTTGCCGTCTATATGGCTGGGGTTACTGACCCAAAGGCCATCGCTAGTGCAGGGCTTGCAGCTGTGCTGCCTGTCATCGTGCGTTGGCTTAATCCAAATGACACAGGTTTCGGTATCAAGGGGAAGTGATCCGAAGGTCGCGCTGGGTAGCCCTATGGTTATCGCTTTCGATAGGGCTATCTAGTTGCGGGTATGACGGATGGGTGAGGTATCCCTGCCAGGAATTCGAAAACTGGCAAAAGCCTGAATGTAATCCACCAGAGTGTTTAAGTACGGGGGTCTGCACTCAAGACATATACGGAGATGAACTTGAAGGACAGGTCACACCGCAGACTGACAAATGAGCAGCTCAAGGCTCGCCTAATCGTATTCATCGGCGTATGCCTGGCTTTGGTTTTTGCCATGTCGGTGCTGGGGATGCTTTACGCGCTTATCTTTGTCACCCAGCCAATAGGCGCACAAGCTCCAAACGATCGTGCTTTTATCGAGCTTCTTACCACGCTCACAGTATTCCTCACAGGCGCACTGGGTTCAGTGCTGGCATCGAATGGCTTAAAGGATAAGCCTGTCGAAAAGCCAAACGACACGCCCAAAAACACGCAGGATTCTTGACCATCCCGCACCCATGCCCCACAGTTAAGGCAGGGAGCGAAGCACAGTAGCCCCCTGAACGGGAGCAAAAATGTATTCAATAGGTGAAGTGGCCATGTGGCTACTTATAGGGGTCGCAATCGGCTTTACATTCGGCTATACCGCAGGCCTTAAAGAAGGCAAGCGCGAAGGATTTATCCGAGGCAAAATTGCAGCTCGCAAGGCGGTGCAGTAATGGGATTCTTGGACAATTACGAGACAGTCAATCAGAAGGTACAGAGACTGCACGCGACTTATCCAACCAACAAAATCCACACATCGATTATTGACTGGAATCCTGAAAAGGGCTTCATTCTTATTGAGTGCCGCATCTATCGCCATTACGAGGACAAAGAGCCAGCGGCCATCGACTACGCACATGGCATGGTGGGTGCTTACAATCCACAAATGAAGCGCTGGTATGTAGAAGATACAGTTTCCAGTGCAATAGGCAGGTGTGCAAGCGTAGTTTTAGGCGCAGACGATAAAGTCTCAAAGGAAAGCATGCAGCAAGTCGATGAGATGCCAAAGGCATTTGTCGAGGATGATCCCTGGGCTAAACCAATTTGGGAAGATGGCTTCACCACAGTCAAAACAGCTGTGGAGCAAATCAAGGATGAACTGGGCGGTGAGCTACAAGCTGAAGCGCCTATCTGTAAGCATGGCCACATGATTTGGAAATCGGGCGAAAAGAATGGAAAAGCCTGGGGCGCATATTTCTGCACCGAAAAAACCAAAGCCCAGCAATGCCCACCGCAGTGGATGGTGCTAGGTAGCGATGGCAAGTGGAAGGAGCGTATCTGATGGGATATGTGCAAATCATCAAGGACTGGGATTATTGCGATTCATGCGATAAGCCAAAACCACTAGCTACAGGCAGCCACACGATCGTAGATGGCCTATCAGTCACCTGGCAATGTGAGGACTGCAAATGAGCCACACATACACAATGCAGGCAGGTTCATGGGGATACACCAATTGCGATCTATGCGATGACGATGTGATGTGTAATGAATACACACGCGATGATGGCCTTGTTCAATGGATATGCAAGAAATGCGAAGATAGGAATCACCTATGATTCGCATCGATTTAGATAACGCCACGCAGGTCGCAGTAACAAAGGCCGGGCTAAGGCGTGCAATAGACTACATCCCGCAGTGGGAAGGCGTGACTGTCAAGCGGAATCATCAGCATGACAGAGAGCGGTTAAACTTCCCAGCATTTGTCATGCAACAAAGTGAAGCCTATGGCGCAGAGGTTGCAGTGGCCAAATACTTCAGGAAGCCCATCGACCTAGAAGCATCAAATTACAAGAATCTAGCTGATGTCGGTAACAACATCGAGGTCAAATGGACAAAGTGGCAGGATGGCTCATTGATACTTTCAGAGCTTGACCGCAAAGAGGACATCGCAATCCTGGTCACAGGATCGATGCCAAAATACTATGTCTGCGGGTGGATACCTGTGGCCGTTGCTCGTAGGCCGTCACATCAGCGCAGCGATGGCAGCTGGTGGATAGGCCAGGCAGACCTTCACCCGATGGCTAACTTCTCAAGGTCAATTTATGCAAATCAAATATGAGTGCAGGGTTGAAAAGAAGCTGACCACACACACAATTTGCAAGGTGACGGATACCCTGCCTGAATATGTAGAAGTAATCCAGTGCAACAGCTGCGGTGTCATGGGCGTTGCCGTACTTGATAAGGAGACTGCATACCATGCCGATTTATGAGTTCAGATGTGGAATGTGTGGCCAGCCAAAGAGCGTATCGGCTGGCATTAATGACATTTATCCGATTCCAAATTGCGATAACTGCACGATCATCATGGAAAGGGTGTATCAGGCAACACCCATACACTTCAAGGGTGACGGATGGGGGCATCAGTGAGCGCCTATATGCCACAAAGCCTGACTGATGACTGGGCTACCCCTATCGAGCTATTTAAGCAATTAGATGCACAGCATGACTTTGACATCGATGTGGCAGCTAGTCTGACCAATCACCTATGCGATGAATGGCTAGGGCTAGACCATCCCGATGAATCAAAGCGTGATGGCCTTACAGCTGACTGGAATGGTCATGTGTGGTGCAACCCGCCTTATGGTCGCGGCATCAAGGACTGGGTGTTAAAAGCATCGCAGCATTACGATCTAGTGGTGATGCTTCTGCCAGCCAGGACTGACACAAAATGGTTTCATGAAATAGTGCTACCAAATGCCGATGTGGAATTCATCAAAGGCCGACTGAAGTTTGGGGGGGGGGCTATCACCTGCGCCCTTTCCATCGATGATAGTGAGGTTTGACTGCTGTGGATAACCTGTGGATAACACGCCGAGACAACGCTCAAAATTCTGTGGATAACTCGATGCGCTTGACAGGCTTGCTACCATCCAGCTCTGCAAGCGAGCG